ATTAATTTCCGATACAAATTACTATTTTGAAGAATGTATAAATTTAATAAAACAACTTGAAAATTCAAATAATAATACTACATTAATTTCCCAATTATCAACATTTATAAATTGTTTAAAAAATGGATTAGATTTAATATCAAAAATAATAGATAAATTCAATAATCAAATAGGTAAATCAAATATTAATATAGAAAAATTTGTAAATTTTATTAATTTTTGGAATATTAAACTATTTAAAAGTTCAATTTTAACAACATTTAATTTTAAACAATATAATATTATTTTTGATTGGGATATCATATATATTATAACAAAAATAGTGTATTTAACATTTTATAATAATAAAATATTTATAAAATTTATGAAAAACGATAAAATATTTTTTGATGAAGGGATATTAAGTAATTTTAACTTAAATCTTGAAGAAAAAGATAAATTAAATGTTTTTATAGAAAAAATAAAAAAAAGTAGAAATAAACTATATAATACTAAAAAATATATTAATGAATTTCCTGAAGAATTATGTGATCCAATTTTATATACACGAATTAAAGATCCTGTAATTTTACCAGAATCAAAATTATTTATGGATTTTTTAAGTATATCAAATCATTTATTAGTTAATGAATTTGATCCATTTAATAGAACTAAACTAACTATGAAAGAATTAAAAGAATTTAATTTACTACCTGAAAACATAAAAAAGATAGAATTATTTAAAAATAAAATAGCAAATTGGAAAAAAGAAAACAGAATAGATAATTAATTAAACAAATATTTTTATATTATAAAATTATTAGCAACTTAATAGCTTATAACAAATTAAATACTTAAAGTTAAAATAATTTTAATAGTATAAATATGAATACTATTAAAATTATTTTATTAGGAGATACTGGTGTTGGAAAAAGTAAAATATGTAGTGTATATTTTAATAATGAAAAATATAGTAATGAAGCTACAATAGGAATAGATTTTAATTTTAAAAATATAATGATAAATAATACAGAATATAGAATTCATATATGGGATACAGCAGGACAAGAAAGATTTAGAAGTATAGTTAGTTCATATTTTAGGGATCTAGATTCAACAATAATTATTTTTGATATAAATAATTTATCAAGTTTTAATAATATTAAATTATGGATAAAAGATTTAGAAAGAAATTCTGATAATAAATTAATATTTTTGATTGCAAATAAAATAGATTTAGAAACCAATAAAATAATTAGTGATAATTGTATTAACAATTTAATGAATGAATATAAAAATATAAAAAAATTTTATAAAGTATCTGCTAAAACAGATTATAATATAAAAAAATCATTAGATGATATAATAAAAGAAACACTAAATTATAATCAATATAATACTTTTTATAATGTAAATATAATAGAAGATAATATTTTGTTAAAATCCATAGATAATAAAAATACAGATGAAAGTATATATAATATAATTTCAAATAAAAATATAGATTATTTAAATAATAAAATTGATTATAAAAAGGAAATTAATTTAGTTGATAAAAAAAATAAAAAGATAAATTGTTGTTAACAATTATATTATTTGTTTAGTATTATATGTTATCGCAAATACTAATACATGATCTTGACCATTAAAATTATATTTTATACCATCATTATTTTTAAAAGATAAATGCAATTTATTTAATTTATTTATTATAGGATTAAAAATTTTTACATTTCCATATGCTTTACTATGCTCAAATATTTGTTGATTAGCTGTTAAAGTTATAAGTTCATATGAATCTTGGATATTACTATTATTTGATTCTAATCTATGCATTTCATCAATATCTAACAATAAATATGATTCTCCTTCTAAATTAGCTAAATTATCACTTTCAATAAAAGTAAAACGAATATAAATATTATTTGAATTTTCATTTGCTAATCCACCACTATAATTATTACTTTCAATAATGATTTCATTAGTATTTTTATTAATGCTTTTTAAATTCCAATTATCATTATTAGCATTTTGATTTATATTAATTACAATATCACCAGTTGAATTTAAAGTATAATTATGATAGTAAACATTTTTATATATTAAATCAGGAGGGTATGTAGTATTTACATTAAAATTTATTATATCTCTATCATAAGAAAAATCACTTGTATTTGAAATCATTAATCTTGACAATAATGGATTATCGGTTGTTATACAATATAATAATTTATTAAATTGTGATATATCACTTAAATTTAATGTTATTTCTGCTTTATTATTTCCATAATTTTTAAATATAAAATTTATAGATTTCTTTTCACTATTAGTATATATAGGTCCATTTCTTAAGCTGTTCGGCACAGGATTAAATCCTAGAATATTTCCAATTGAATTTTCTTTATATAATTGTTTTTCTTCTAATATATATTCATTACCATGTTCAATATTAGAAATTTTTAAAAGATTTCCTTTAAAATCCAAACTAAAATCTAATATATTAGTTGAACTTAAAAAATTATTGGAACTATGATTACTATTATAAAAATAATATTTTTTTGTATTATAATTATATAAACATTGAATATAGTTTTTTATAGAATTATATTTATTGAGTGTAGTATTTATTTTGTAGTCTAAATTTTGTGATATAAAAGATTTAATTGGCATTGAATTAGATGAAAGTAAACTTGATGAACTATCATTATCTTGTTCATAATTACCATTGCTTATTGGTATTATAAAATTATTTTCATTAAAGTTTAAATATATTCTATTGTTATTATCATTAATTAAATATTGAGAACGAGGTATCATTGAATATAAAAGTTCTATTTCATGAACTCTTTTATATTCAGTGCTTAATTTAATTACATAATCATTGGCATTAGGGTATTTATTATAATCTCTATTTCTTGAATCTATAACAACTATACTTGTATTTAAATCATTAATATTATTATTTTTATTAATTAAATGTATTGGAAATTGTTCATTTATCATATTATTTATTAGTATTATATTTTATTTAAATAAATAATAAACAAATATCTATTTAAATAAAATTTATATTATATATAAATTAAATGGAAAGGATCTTTTTTTCTAAAAATAATTATAATTTAATATATAATCTTACCGGAAAACATGTATATGAATCTATTGGCATTGATATTGCTAAGAATATAAAATATGAAAATGAAATTAAAAATATAATGAAATCTGTATTTACACAAAAAAACAATTTAAATATAAATTTTAAAAATCTAAATGATTTAGATTGTAGTAATGCTCTTAGTAAAAAAGTATTAAATATAGCAATTAATTATTTTAAAAATAATGAAAATAATGAAAATAAATATAAAAATGATAATATTAAAATAAATAATAAAAAATTACATATTAATCAAATAGAAAGAAATAATATATCTAATATCAATATTGAAAATAAATTAGATAATAGACCTATACCATCATTTGTAATTGAAGAAAATGATATTAATAAAAAATACAAAGAATTACAAAATGAGAGAACATCTATATTAAATAATAAACCTAATACTGAACCTATATTTAAAGATGAAATTCATGAAGATAATATTGATATAAAAAAAAAATTTCAAAATATAAGTTCAGAAAGAGAAGAAGAATTTTTAAATAATCCTAATAATGATGAAAATCCAATAAATAATGCATGGAATTTAAATAGAAATAAAATAACATCATCACTTGAACCTGAAAATATAACAAATTCTGAATATAAAATAAATACAATAGATAATCAATTATTACCTAGTATTGATGAATCAAATAATATTGATTTAGATTCTCAATTTAATTTAATTATGAATAATGATTTAAATGATTTAAAATCTAAATTTGAAAATACTTCTGTAAAAGATCGTTTTAATGAATTTCAAAATGAATTAACAATTGATAATAGTGATCTTTCAGAAAATAAATTATATGAAGAACTTCCTATTAAATTATCTATTTCTCCTCAAAAAGAATTGTTATCTAATTATGAAAATAATCTTGAAAACAAGAATAAAAAAAATATTAAAAAAAAAAAATACAATCTTATTATTAATAGTTTAGATAGACAATGGTATGGTGAAATTACAGAAAATAATGGAAATTTTGTTTATTATGATTCACCGTATACTGATAGATATAAATACGTAGTTAATTTTTCTTCTAATCCAGATACTACTGTAAAAATTCCTATATATGAAAACAATAAAACTATACCATTAAATATAAATAAACACCAAGATAAAATAAAAATGCTACATGGAGAATTTATTTCTAATGATCAAAATGAAGGATTTACATGGAATGGCATACATTATAATAAATATAATCCTACTAAAGAAAAAGGTGAAATAAAAGATTATTATTTATCAATATTTAAAGGATCTGGTAATTCTATCAATATAGATAAAATTTTTAAAAATGTTAAAAAAGTTACATTAAAAAGATTAATATTACCAAATGATGATAATATATTATCTTGTTGTATAATTACTAATAGATTATCTAATACTATATCAAAGTATAATGAAAATATAGAAACAAAGAATATAAATAATATGATTCCTGATTTAATTGAAAGACATTCTTTTGTTAATAGTAATTTTGGTAATAAAAATTTACCATATATTTTTATTCATATTGATGAATTAGATTCTAATATACAATATACTAATAATTTTAATAAATCATTGTTTGCTAAACCTTTTTTTGATAAAGAATATTCATCTTCAAACAGTAGAGGTTGGTCATATTATAAAAATGATGACGGAGACTATACAGATTTTTCTAGTTCAATTTCTTCTGATTTAAATAAATTAACAATAGAATTATTAAAACCCGATGGAACAATATTTTCTGATGTTAAAGACAATTTAAAAATTACTAAACTTGGCTGGAATGGTTCTGAATATAATTCTCGATCTAATTATGCTATAAGTGAAACTGAATTAAATGAATACGAATTTATTATTATAGAATTTGATAAATATATTCATGAAAGTAATTTTAAAAATGGAGATAAGATAATTATTAAAAATATCAGATTTCAATATAATCAAAATATGTTAAATTCTACTCAACAATCTGAAATATCAACATTTTTAGAAAATGAAGCTTATATTGTTAGATGGAAAAATGATTTATATTGGTATAATTTATATGATACAGGATTATATAAAACTGATTTAAGAGAAATTACTAATCCATTTAATTCAAATGAAAAAATTAACGCACACGCTGATAATAACCATCAAATGATAAATAGAATTATGGTTAAAAATAAAAGAACTTTAAATAGTGATACTGGAGAATATACATTATTTGGAAAAAATATTTATACTTTAAATACTACTAATGGATTTGATTTTATAACAGGCCAACCTATAGATCAAAATATGATAAATGTATATGGTTATTTAATTAATACTAATTTACAACATACTTTAATTTTAGATATTGAAACAGAAGAATTTTAATTAAATCTTTTTTGCTACACTTGCTGTTCTTGAAGATTCACGAAAATCATTCCAATGTGCCATTGAATATTCACCACAAGTTTCGCAGACTACAGTCGTCAAATCATCTGGCATAGGGTCAGGCATCTTACGAAAATATTTCTCAAATTCAGGAGGATCCTCATCGCTCAATTCTTCACACATTTGACAATACCAATTGTCTTCTTTTGTTCTATTTTCATAAAAGGAATTTTCTGTATTAGTTTTTTTGTTTTCTTCTTTATTATCTTTATATTCTTTCTTTATACGATCTGCCCACTCCTGATCAGATACTCTATTATTATCATCAGGTTGTTTTACTTTACTTTTTTGTATTATAGTTTCAATTTCTACATAACGTTTTAAAGTTTCCTGATTTTTTTTAAAATCAGTATTCCATTCTTGATTAAAGCCACTACCTGATTTATTTAAAATTAAATTACCTATTTCTATTCTTGTATAGAGTTTATATTGATCATTATCAGGGTCTAAATTAAAATATATATAATAATCATACATTTTTAACTTTTTACTTTCTATACTTTTTAAATACTCAGTAGAATCACTATAATTAGATGGTATAAAACATATATATTTCAATTTAAGTTTTTTTTTGTCTCTATTCTCTAATTCAAATTTACCTAAAATTATCTTATATTTAGTTACTTCATAATCTTGTTGTGTACGTAGTATTTCTAAATTGTCTTTAAGTTCAAATCTATAACCTTCATTATCTTCAAATATTATATCACTCAAACATTTTAATTCACTTAATGTTTCATCTGAAGTTTGATTTGCTATTCTATTAAAATCGCAATCTATAGCACTTTCTTTTAATAATTTGAAAAATATATTTATAATTGTAGCTTTTTTAGTTGAAATTTTAACTAATGCTTGATCTGTAGTTTCTCCTCCTTCCTTTGTTTTTATCTCATTCGATATACTCTCTTTCCATGAATTAGTTTCATCTGTATTACCTGGCTTAAATCCCTGACTTGATTGATCTGCGTCAGATGAGCTTGGTTGGTCAGATGAGCTTGGTTGGTCAGATGAGCTTGGTTGGTCAGATGAGCTTGGTTGGTCAGATGAGCTTGGTTGGTCAGATGAGCCATGTGACATTTTTTTTACTAAATTAATTAATTCTTGTTTAAATTTATTATCTTTATCTTCTTCATGATCTGTTTCTAACTCTATAAATGACTCAATTTCTTCTTTAATAATATCCCAAGTTCCATTTAATTGTTCAGGAGTAAATTGAGTTATATATTGATATACTGTGACATTCTGTTGATCTACTGGTAATAAAACATGTGATAAATGTCTTCTAGCCCTTCCTATTACTTGATTTATTCTTACATTATTCCAATAAGGCTCGCATATATGCACTTGTCTAACATGTTTCAAACTAATACCTTCAGCTCCTGAAGATGTAGCTAATAATATTAAACACTTTTGACCAAATTTATTTTCATTTTCATTAAAAATTATTTTAGCTTTATCTCTTTGTTCTACAGTTTCACTTCCTGTCCATAAGGTATAATAACATTTATGTATATCATTTTTAGAAATTGTTATATAACTTTTATCAGAAGAATTATTTATAGGTATTATTTTATACATTTCTTCTTCCAGTATTTCTTTAATTATACCTGTTCTACATTCTTGCTTTTCTTTATCTATAAAATATCTTACTCTATCATTTAATTTCATACTTTCTATTTTTGGTTCATATGGATAATATTTTGATATTTTCATTTCTGAGTATCCATTAAAATTTAATACTCTTTTTAATATTTCAATACCTTCTACATTTCTAAATTGTGAATAACAAAATACTAATCCTGGTGTTTTATCTATATTATTTAATATAGCTAAATATTTAGGAGACAATACATTTAAACTATATTGTGATGTATTTGATTCAGAATAAGGAGTTAAATTTTCTTTGGTTAATTTATTTATTGCAATTAAACATAACTCAATGTATTTTAAATCATGGTTTTGCTCTTCATCATTTGAAAATTCATTTATTGAACTATTTCTAAGATTAGTAATACACTCTGCTACACTTAAAATTTCAGAATATATATCTTTATCTTTACTAACTTCTTTTTGCATTCTAATATATGCATCGTGTAATTCTTTAAATTTCTCTTCATCACCATTTTTATCCGGATGATGTTGTAAAGCCATTTTTTTATAAGCATCTTTTACTATATCTATATTTACTTCTGAATCATCTTTTATTTTTAGTATAGCTAACAATTTTTTTTTTTCATTTTCTTCAAGTATATCTTCTTGACATATATTTCTTAATATACTTTCAGAAATTTGTTTATAGGTTTCCTTTAAAGAAAGTCTTTCTAATTTTTTTATAAAACTATCAATAGCTTCTTTTCTACTTTCATTTAATATTACATGTTCCTCATTATCATTATAATTACAATATATGTCTACTAACATTTTCTCAACTATTTTTCGATTTTTTTCATTATTAATTTCTTCTATTTTTCTTTTTTTGATTGGCTTTGGTCTAATAATACCAGGAGGAAATACAAAATTTGAACATTGTCTTGTAAAAACTCTAAAAAATGTGGTTTTTTTATTATCTGGTTGATCACCAAAATTCTCGGTAGATTTCTCTTTTTTCTTTCTTGATTGTTCATCTCTTTCTCTTTCCATTCTTCTATAATATTGATATTGGAAAAATTGATAATCTGATAAATATATAGCATCTTTTTGATTATTAGGAGTTATATTTGGATCATTTGATATGTTGGGTATTATTTCTGGAAAAAAATTTGATACTTTCTCCTTATCTTCCTCATCTTCTATTGTTCCACTTATTTCATTGAAAAATGAAACTAAACCAGTTATATTTGATTTGAATAAATCTTCTTCTATAATCATTTTACCATCTTCATTATGATTTATATATTGTTTTTTAAAGTTTTCCTCTGCTTCCTCTTTCATTTTTATTATATCATCTGATTTCATTAATTCAAAATCATTTTTCTTTTTTAACCAATGTGGAAAAATAGCATAATTATTAATTTCCACATTTTTTACATCAAATGATTGTGTTTTTAAAAGATTTTTTATAGTTTCTATAAATTTATCATTACTAATAGATTCTGTATCACTCTTTTTAACACCTATTAATTTATCTTCATCATCTATACAGCCTATAAAATTATCAGGAATTCTTGTCACCTCTATAGTATTACTATTTATATTTATTCTATTTACTAATTTTGTTTTTATAATTAATTTTTTTAATTCATTCTCTTGTTCTCTTACATTTGAACTAAGTTTAAATGTAAAACTCTCTATTAAACCTCTTAATAAATTAAATAATAAACCTAATTCAAACGGATTATTAATACAAGGCGTTCCTGATAAAAACACTAATTTACAATTACTAGCTCGCATTAGCATTTCATATAATATTGTACCATTTGATCCATCCCCGGCCATCATTGAAATTAAATTATGAACTTCATCTACTATAATTAATTTATTATCGAATGGATTACCAAATTTTCCATCAAAAATTACATTTAATATTTTATTTCTATTTATTTTTTTATTAATCTCACTATCACTTAAACCAGATAATTCAGCCTCTCTTAAAATTTGATCACGTATATCATTACTATAAAATCTTTTTACAATACTAGTGAATAAATATGAACCATGATTATAATGTATAAATTTGTATTTTTCGTCTATTATTATATCACATTGTCTTTCTATTTGCTTTTTTTGGTCATCGCTTTTGTCTTTAAAATTTGATGATTCTCCTTTTTTTATTAACCATATTGCATTTTTATTTGTTTTTAATATATCAAATAAAGTTGATTCTTTGTATATTCCAATTTCTCTGAACTTATTAAAAAAATTTTCTTTAGTTTCCTTTGGAATATACACTTGTTTAATAAGGTCTTCTAAATTTATTTCTAATTTTTCCCAATGATTATCTGTTCTATAACCTATATTTCCAAATTTTTTTATTTCATCCTTATAGTTTTTCTTTAATGATTTTGGTAAAAAAACTACAACATCTTTTCCTATATTACCTTCTGCTATTCTTATACTTGCTGCACTCTTACCCGAACCTAAACCATGATATAATAATAATCCTCTATAAGGTGTTTCATCACTTATAAAATCAATAACAAATTTTTGATGATTAAGTATTTCATGTTGTGTGTTTTCTCTATTTCTTTTTGCATCAGAAACTTTTTCACTGAATTCTGTTGCTATAAATTTTGGAAAACTATTCTTATCTGATAAAATCCACTTTTCTAATTTAGCTCTATTTTCAAAAAATATTTCACCTTCATATCTATTTTCAAATACTGTATCTTTTAATGTTAATTTTTTGTCTGATATTTCTTCAATTTTAGAATCAAATAGTTCTTTTAATATTTTATCTATTTTTTTGAATGAATTGGAACTTAAGACAAACGATGCCCTTTTCGTCGGCTTCGGTGCTACATCAGGAGCTGCGGCGGCTTCTTCTGCTTTTCTTTTAACTTCTTTAGCTTTTTGTTCTGCTTCTTCTGCTTGTTTAAGAGCTTCTATGTTAGCTTTTTGTTCTGCTTTTCTTTTAACTTCTTTAGCTTTTTGTTCTGCTTCTTCTGCTTGTTTAAGAGCTTCTATCTTAGCTTGTTCTTCAGCTATTATAGCTAGTTCATCTGATATTTCAGTAGAAATCATTGTTTCCTGAGCTTCTCTTTCTTCTCTTTCTTCATCTGATTTCTTCTTAGGTTTCTTTTTATTTATAAGAAATTTTGGCGGCATATTAAATAATATAATACTAGAAAATTTGATTTAAAAAAATAACTTAATTAAAATCAAATTTATTTATTCTGATGAACTACTTAATTCATCAATATCTTCTATATCTATTTCCTCTCCAAAATATTTTAATGCATCAAGAGAAGCTTTCTGTTCAGCTTCTTTTTTAGATTTAGCAACACCTCGTCCAACAATATCTCCATTTTTATCTAATACACCCATTGTAAATATTCGTTTATGAGGTGGTCCTATAATATTAAGTTCTAAATATTTAGGAGTTATTTTAAATTCTTTTTGATAAAATTGTAATAAAATTTCTTTATGATTTTCTTCTGTTAATACTAAATTTTCAAAATCAATGCATTGTTCTAATAAATTTTCTATAAAACAATTTACTATTTCCCATCCAGGGCCACTTAATCTAAATCTTTCTAGTTCTCTTATTTTATTCGAATAATATTCTGTATTTATATTTTGGTCTAGAAATATTGCACAAATAAATGCTTCCATTACATCTTCAAGAATTCTAGGATTTTTTCTTCCTAAAGATGTTTTCTCTTCTACATGTTTTGAAACAATTAAAAATTCTGAAAATCCTAAAAATTCTGCAAATCTTGCTAAACTATCTTTTTTTACTATTTTTGTCTTCATTTTTGTTTTAAATCCTTGATCTGTATCTGGATACATTCTATATAAATAAAATGCTACTGCTAAATCTAAACATCTATCTCCTAAAAATTCCATGTCTTCATAATCTTTATTAAATAAAGGTAATACTCCATCCGGCTTATCTATTATTTCTATTTTTTTATCACCTTTTGATAATAGTTCAAATTCTTTATCTCTTTTATTAATATATGAACTATGAACAAAAGCAGTTTGATATAATTCTAAATCATTAATTTTTATTACATTTTCTACATTTTTAAAACCACATTTACTATATATATCTAAAATATCATTTTTAGTTAATAATTTATTTGATTCATTCCATGGAGATATTTTCATTACTTTATCATCACAATTGTCTGGATCAGAATAAATACTATTTAATGAAGATTTATCACTCATTATTTATTATATAATAAAAATAATGTTTATATATTTTAAATCAATTTATTTTATTTAAAGATTAAATTGTTTCCAATCTAACAAATTATTTTTCCACTTAAAATAAGTATAAATCATTGCTAATCAAAAGCTACAGTAATTTTTACATTATGTTTGGTAATTGATCTTGTTGCTGATATAGATAGTTCATGTCTTTTTCTTCTTGCTATTTTAGGACTTTTATTATAAATAGCTTTATAACTATTATTCATATCAGTTTCTATATTTGATATATTTTTTTCAATATTTTTTATTACATCATTTGATATTGCCCATCTAAAAAAATTAAGTTGTCCTACTGTTGTTATAATATAATTTTCGTCATCATAGTAAAAATTAATTCTTTCTCTCCTACAAAAAGGATCAAATTGTTTTTTTGAATAACCTTTTAATTGTAACTTATAATCTATATAAACATTAAATTGTTTTTTTATTATAGAACTATTTTTAATAATATCTAATTCAAAATTTATATTTTTTTTTTTTGAATAATTTGTTACATACCAATCAATAATTCTTAAAGATATTTTTGACTTACCTTGTAAAATATCTAAAATTATATTAAAATTATTACTATCTATGTAAAATTCCTGTAATGAACTCATTAATAAATCTTGTTTATGTGTTTTTGCCAAAATTGAACTTGAATTAATTTTTTGAGTGGGCATCTCTAATGCCAAATTAATAATTTAAAAACTTTAAGTATTTATAATAATATTATTAACAATTTCATTAATTTTTAATATATTTTTTTTTTAGTTCTATATAACAATCATTAATAGTCATGTCAGAAGGATTATTAATAAATTTATTAGGGACTTTTACTATTGTATTTTTTTTTGCTATTTTTAATATATAAAATCCATACTTTCCAGAACGTATAGATATTTTTTTATCTGCAAATTCTTTAATTATTGTATTTTCTTTTTTATTGATTATTTCAGTAAAATCTTCCAGAGTTATATTTTGGTCATTAATGCTATAACTATTATCATTATATTTTGCATAAAAACCATTACTTCCTATACAAATTAGAACATTTTTATCTTCAATAGTCCCTATACTTTTAGGATAATCTAATAACTGAAGTATTTGGTTAAAAGTAATTGATTTATAATCATATTCTTTTGGTATAGATATATATTTAGCTTGAATTTCTCCTTCTTGAATTACAGGACCATATTTTCCTATATAACAATAAACATTTTTATTATTTTTAGGATTTATCCCCAATATTGAATTTATATTTTTTTCCTTTTTTGATGTTTGTGATTTTAATTCTATAACTTTTGGATGAAAAGATTTATAAATTTTTTCAACTAATTCTATCCAATTGTAATTTCCTTTTGCTATCTCATCTAAATCATTTTCCATTTCTGAAGTAAAATTAGTTTCTAATATGTTATTAAAATTATCAATCATAAATTTTAAAACAGTCTCTCCTAATTCAGTAATATAAATTTTATTGCTTTCAGTATTTGTTTTAATTGTTTTTAAATTTTCTAATATAATATCCTTTTCTTTTGATATTGAAATATTTAAAAACTCTTTATCTATTCCTTTTCTAGTCTCTTTTATAATGTATTCTCTTTTAAATAAAGTATCTATAATTGATGAAAATGTAGAAGGACGTCCTATACCTTTTTTTTCTAATTCTTTAATTATTGATGCTTCTGTATAACGAGAAGGTGCATTACTTTCTTTTTCAGATGCTATTATTTCTTCGAAAATAACTTCTTCATTTTCTTTTATTTTATTTAGAATATTATCTATTTGATTTATAGCTTCTATATTATAGACTATTCCATATCCTATAAATTTTGTTTTATTATGCACACTTTCAAAAAATATTTTATTTTTATTATTTTCAATTGTAATAGTCATTACATCTGTTATCATATCTGACATTTGACATGCTATTGTTCTTTTCCAAATAATTTCATATAATTTTTCTTCTTGGCTTGAAAAGTTTAAATTTTTAATATTTTCAATATTAATATCAACAGGACGAATACATTCGTGTGCTTCTTGTGCATTTTTTGAATTATCTTTAAATTTTCTTAAATTATAATATTTATTTCCATATTTATTTAATATAAAATCTTTGATACATTTTATACATTCTTCACTTAATGTCTTAGAATCTGTTCTCATATATGTTATTTTACCCGATTCATATAATTTTTGTAAATGTTGCATAGTTTGTTTAGGATTTATTCCTAACTTTGCACTTGCGTCTTGTTGTATTGTAGAAGTTATATAAGGTGCTGAAGCTTTTGATATAGATTCTTTATTTGTTATAGAAAATATTCTAAATATAGTATCTTTTTCTTTAAAAAGATTTAAATTTATAATTACTTCATCTTTATTTTTTTGTTCTATTTTAGATTTACATTCAAAGATAATATCTAATTTACTTTTAAATCTTCCCTCTAAATTAAAATAATTATTTGTTATAAAATTTTTTATTTCTTTTTCTTTGTCATATATTATTTTCAATCCTGGTGATTGACAACGACCTACTGATATATTATTTTTTATATGTTTCCATAAAATTGGGGAAATATCAAATCCTATTATATAATCTAATATTTGTCTTGCTTGAGCTGCATAGATTAAATTCATATCTAATTTTCTTGGATTCTTTATTGCTTCTTCTAATGCTTTTTTTGTTATTTCATTAAATATTATTCTTTTTGTTTTATTTATATCTAATTTAAGAACAATTAATAAATGATATCCTATTGCCTCTCCCTCGCGATCTAAATCTGAAGCAATAATTACTTCTGATGCCTTTTTTGCATTATCTTGTAAATCTTTTATATATTTTTTTTTTTCATCTATTAATGTAAACGATGGACTAAAATTATTATTTATATCAATTGCTTTCATTCCTTTCTTTTTATCTAAATTTCTTATATGTCCAAAACTAGCTTTTACTATATATTCATTTCCTAAATATGATTGAATTTTACTACATTTTGCAGGAGATTCCACTATAACAAGTATTTTCATATTTATATAATTAAATATTTTAAATAATTTTAAATCAAATTTAATAATTAATATTTAGGAAATTTAAATTTTAATTATAATTATTAATTTATATTATTTAATTTAAAAATGAATTCTAATAATGATATTATTGAATTTTTAATAGAATGTTTAGTTATATCTAAATTAAATGATAAGGATAAAATTGAAAAAAAAAAAGAAAATATAGATATATTTGATAAATCTATTAAAAATACAATTAATTTAAACAACAAAATGATTGATTATAAACTTGATAAATTAACTGATATTAAAATAATGGAAAATGATTATGCCAATTTTAATTTAATTTATTCTAGTAATTGATTTACAGAATTAGCTCTGCGCTCTATTCCACTTAACCCTCGTTCATCGACATCGTCAATACTGAAAACCTCTATCGGCGATTCCGGCTGATATGGTCCATCCTCACCTATATCACCAAACATATCTGCAGCAGCAGCCGCAGATTCATTATTAAAGATATCTTCATGATCAACCTCTATAGGCGACTCCGGCGGATCATCCTCATCCTTACCCATATCACCAAACATATCTGCAGCATCAATGATATCAGCAGGATCAATAACCGGTATTCGTTTTTGTATAATATAATTTTCAATTTGTTCTACTTCTTGCATTAATGGATATCTTTTCAAAGCTTCTTTCATAGCTTCGTTTATTTCATTTATAGAATATTTTTTATTTTTTAAAGTAATAAAATTTTTAATTCTCTTTACTTGGGCTTCTTTAGTAGGCCTCTGGAGTCTGATTCCAACTTCTCTTATAGCTTCATTTATATCAGAATCCTTATACTGTTTTTCTTTTAAAATATTGATAATTTCTATCGTCAGATCTTCCCTTTTTCTTTCAGTTTTTGCATCTCTTGCTTTTATTATTTCTTTTCTGGCTAGTTTTCTAAGTAGTTGTTCCTCTTTACCGATATCCATCCGGGTGCTCCGCGGCGCGCCCCCCCGTGTCTGCTTATTAATATAATCTATATAACTTTTAATTATAGATCTTCCTAAATTACTATAAATATTTATTTTTTTTTTGGTTATTGGATTATTAATATAAATATACATACTTTATAATTATATTATAATTATATTTATTTATAATTATATTTATTTATAATTATATTTATTTTATATAACCATATTTATTTATATTACAAATATACATATGAAATTGTTCTTTTCTTAAGATACTATTAAAGTATATATCAAAATCTTCTATATTATCTTCTTCTATATTATTTATACTTAATGATTTATATATTTTTAAAAATTTTTTATTTTTTATTAAAATAGTTAAATTTATATAAGGAACATTCCAACATCCTGTTTTTTCATAATTAGTTATATCAAAATAGTCAAAAGATCTTTTATAATATTCATCTTCATTAATATCTCCCCAAAAATTACTAAAATTACTATTATTCTTAAGTAACATAGGAGAGATTATATCTTTATTTTTTTTTATTAATGTTTGTAATGTTTTATAATTATTAATAATATGTTCATTATTAAATAAAAATATATAATCGGAATTATCTATTTTAAAAGTATTTTCTAAATAATTTTTAAATTCTTTATTAATGTTTATAGTAAAAACTATAATATTAACCTCAATATATAGGTCTTTAAGTTTATGAATAATTTCGTTATTATTTAAATGAGGATAAAAATATACTAATGATAATTTTAATCTGTTTTTAGGATATTTTTGATTTAAAATAGAATGATGATTATTTTCATTTATATCTAAATTTAAAAAAATAATATGTATAATTGGATAATTTTCATATAATAATTTTTTAAAAAAATTTAATTTTAAATCAGTATTTTGATATAAATATGTAGGTCTCCATGTTAATGGTATATAATTAGACAGTTTATTTAAAAATAATTTTGAACTTATTCCACCATTTCCATGTATTAAACAAGGATTAGATTTTGTAAGTTTATTAATAATTCTAGATTTATCGAATAATATATCAATATAATAAAATGCTCCATTTAAAGCCTGAAATATTTCACAATAATAATCAATTTTTATATTAATTAATAAATTAGAACGTTTTTTTAAGAAAGTATGTGTATAATACAATTGATCATCTTCATTTTTTTTAATATTATATTGTAATATTTTTTTAAAATTATCAATAGAGCCTATAATTCCACCTGAATTTAAATATTTAAATTCTGTATCACATAAAGGATAAGAACTTTTTAAATTATCATCGGGCCAGCAATATATTTCGCCTGAAAAAAGTATATCACAATTTAATTTTACAAATTTGTCTAATATTTCTTTATAATTTGAGTTTATTAATACATCATAACTATCCGTAAATAAAATTATTCTATTTTCAGAATCATCATAATTTAAATTATATATATATCTTTGTAATAATACTACTTTATGACCACCACCTAAACCTACTCGTAAATCACAACCTTCCCATTTCTCATTCATTCCTAATGTGACGCAAGGGAAATTATATTTTTTACATGATTCAATAAATCTAATATAACCATCAACTTCTTCAGTAGCTACTGTTACAATTTGTATTTTAAAATTATTATATTCTAACCATAAATCATTTGTTGTATAAGGTTTTGATATTTCTGTATCACTTAGTTGAAAAGCATTAAGTTCAGGTTTAATTATATTTGGTTCACATACAATAGCACTAAAATTTTCTATTTTATAATTCAATTTATTTAATTCTATTGTATTATTTAGATAACACATAGGTAAAAATTCATCTACTGGTATTAAATTTGATAAATAATTACTATTTATTAATTTATTAGCGCCATCATATGTTATTATGTAAGCACATGTCCAATATGATAATGCAGGTGTATAAATATTTTCTGATAATTTAGATAAATCTTTTTCAAAAGATTTTCTAGATAAGTAAAATAAATCATATTTAATATTATTTTCTTTTATTTGTTTATAATAATTTTCTAATATATTTTCAAAATTATTATTAATATCAATATCATCTTCTAGTATTAATACATTCTCATATTTATTTATTATTATTTTTTCCCACATTTTATAATGACTTAAAGCACAGCCTATTTCTCCATTTGTTATTGCATTACCACTAAAAGGATTTATCCAATTATTTACATTTACATTAATCTTTTTATTATTATTAGAAACCTGCCGTTGATAAAACATATCTTTGGATAAGTATTCTTCAATATACAAACCATCTATTGCATTTATTAATTCTATCTTATTTTTTAAAAAATTATTATTGTTAATTTTAATCATCATTTTTTCTTTTTTATCAATTCGTCTTTCTAAATTTAATAAAAAAATTTTATCTATCATTTTAAAATTGATTATTTTTATTTCTTTAAGTTATCATTTTTAATATTATATTATATTAATATGTCTAATAAAATAAATTATTTTGATTCCAACGATTATATAAATAATACATCTGACATTTCTTATAAGTTAGATAAAATATCAGAAAAATTAATAGATATAGAAAATTATCTAAAAATTAATAGAGAAAATTATTTACAATTACTTCAAAATATTAATCTTGTATCTAATGAAAACAAAAAATTTTTAAATGAAAATAGAATAATGTATACTCAAGCTTTAAAAAAAATTGAGGAAACTGAAATACAAAATATGAATGAAATTAGACCAATTATTAATAATATAAGTAAAAATAATAGTTTATTACAAAGTAATTGCTTATCGTCTTTTAATTTATCTAGAATTAATAATAAACTTTGGAAACAAAGATTATTAATAAATCCTAAGATTCAATATAATTTAAATAGTAATATTTCTAGTGTTTCATCATTAAATAATGAGTCTCTAGAAAATTTAAATAATTATTCTTTGAATACTGATTTGTCTTTAAATATAATTAAATCAGAATTTAATTCAAACGATATTAGTAAATATAATAATGAATATATTAAATTAGATGAAAATATAAAAAATAATTACATTAATTAATGTTTTATATTAGTTTAATTTCTTTTATATATCTTGAATATATACACTATATGAATAAATTAAATGACGCAAACGTGACAATATTAATTACTACCTACAATTCCGAATTATATATTGATAAAGCCATAGAATCTATTATTAATCAGACTTATACTAATTGGGAAATTATTATAATTGATGATAATAGTAAGGATAATACAATTGAACTTTTAAAAAAATATAATGATAATAATAAAATTAAAATTATATATAATGATATGAATTATGGAACTTATTATAGTTTAAATGAAGGATTAACTGTATCCGTTGGTGATTTTATTACTAAATTAGATTCAGATGACATTTATCATGTTGATAAATTAAAAAATCAAATTGAATTTTGTATTAAAAATAAAATTGAAGCATGCACATGTAATATAGTAAGAGGTTATTATTATGGTCCTAAAAATATTATCTATAAAAAAGAAGCATGTGATAGTTCTTTAATTTTTTCAAGGAATGTGTTTAATAAAATAGGGTATTTTGATAATGCAAGATTTGATTGTGATTCAGAATATTATTATAGAATAAATAAATATTTTACAGTTCTAAATTTAGATGAAAATTTATATTACGCACGATATAGAATAAATTCACTTACAAGTTCTTATTTTACAGGAACAAATATTAAACAATTAGGAGCAGATATTAGAAAACAATATAAAAATAAATATAAAGATAATCATACAAAATATCTTTATCATCCAAAATATATACGTACTTATGACATTCATCCTATTCAAAAATCTCCAATTGATTTACAAATAAAAGGTTTAAATAAAATTATTGAAGAGAAAAAATTTTATGTTAATTTGGAATTTTTTGAGAATGGAGAAATTATAAATTATTATAAAATTAAGCCTAATATATATATTGAATTTGATAATACATATAATTATAATTTTAATATATATAATTTATCTAATAAATTAATTAATTATGAAACAATGGATAATAATCATATTAAATTTATTAGTAGTTCTGAATATATTAAAATTATTTCTAAATTTAATAAAGGTATTTATAAATACTATCCTTTAATAATAAAATAAATTTAACAATTAAATCGATGACGACACATAGGACATTTTTTACATGGTTTGTTATTTTGTGGAAACCAACAACTCCACGATTTTCTAATAATATCATCAAAATTATGATATTTAGCTATTCGGCATAAATCTTTTTTTGTTTTATTAAATAATGGAAATTCAAAATAATATAATGGATGATTCTTATCTACTATTAATTTATTAGTATCTCTATCTATATGTTTATTTATAAATTTTATAAAATTACTATCTAAATCTATTCCTAATACACCTAATTCTATAGGAACTTTCATATGATAAGTTATTTTTCCTAAATTAATATATTGGTGTATTTTTCTCTTATTTGGCCATAAATTTAATTTATGTATATTTGAGTCATAATTATTATCAATAAAATTGTTTTCTATAAATTGAATAGGTCTTAATAAACTTTTAACATATGGAAATCTAATATTTAATATCTTTTTAATATTGTTCATTGTTTCTATTTCATTTTTTTTATTTTTTCTAACCCACATATCACTATTTCTTTCACTATCTAAATTATAACTTACATATATAGGTTGAACTATTCTTTTTTTTATTATTAATAATTCACAAAGTCTAAATGTTGAATCATAACCTCCTGTCCAAAATATATATGTAACATCATTATTATTAAAATACTCTTTATTTAAATTTTTTATATAATAAAAATATATTAAAACTAATATTAAACATAATATTAAATATAATTTCATATATATAATAATAGAATAATAATAATATTCACTAAAAATTAATTATTGTAGAATTTTGAAAATTAAATAATAATATTCTTTATTATTTGTTAAATTTTTTTTTTTTATAAATATATAAAATTCTAATTTATCTAGATTTAAATTTACAAAATCAATTTTATCTTTAATTATATAGCCTAAATCATATTGAATATTATCTCTTTCAGAAACTATTTTTAATGCTTTTGGGTCATAAATATTATCTATTTCTTTTACTATTTTTATATTTTTATCATTATTTGTAGGTTTTTTTTTACAATATTTATTTCCTACTAATGGTATACTTACAAAATTTTTATTATTAGATAAAATACTTTGTATATTAGTCATTTAATTTAATTAAAAAATATTTATTATTTAATCAAATTATTATTTATATATGTAATATATATGCAATTTTGTAAAATACCCATTTTGTTAGGATATTTAGCATTATTATATATTTTGGCTTCTATTTATTACTTAATAGTTACTATTAATTATGGAAGTCCTTTTAAAAATGCTGTTAATAAATATCCTCACTTAGTAGAAATAAAAAACAATTCAGCTTATAAAAGAAAAATTACTTTTTATAAAGGAATTTTTATAGCTAGTATTGTAATATTTTTATTAAAACCATTTAAGAGATGTTAAAATTTATTTTAGTATATATTAAATTTTCCATTATTGAATTCTTTTAGATTATTAAATATTTGTTTTAAACCTTTAATATTATATCTGTTACTAATTATTTTATTGATACATTTATGAATTATATTATCTATTTCAATATTATTAAAAATATGTTGATTGTGAATATCTGTTAATATTTTATATCTTTCTGATTGAGTTTTAAATATATAAAATAATTCAAATAAAATTATACCAAAACTATATATATCTAATGTTCCTAAATTTTTAGTTTCATATTTATCTTTATATAATTCAGATCCTATTGATTCTAATGTATCTAGGGCATTGTCTAAAGTTGCTAAACCAAAATCTCCTATTTTAACTGTAGTATTACATAAAAATATATTACTAGGTTTTAAATCTCTATGTATAATATTCGTATTATGTAAGTATTCTAATCCATTAATAATTTGATGACATATATTAATATTTAAATTTTTATCAATAATTTCTCTATTTATTAACCAATCTCCTAAATTACCGTTATTACATAGTTCCATTTGAATATAAAAAGAAAAATCGGGAGTAATATTAATATTTTCTATCTCATTGCTTATTGAATTATCTGAAATGGAAGATTGATCTAGATCTAAATCATCAAAAATAGGTTCTATCCAAGAATTATAATACCTTACTATATTTTTATGATATAATTTAGATAAAATATGAATTTCTTTTAATACATATTTTATTTCTTTTAAATTTTTACTTGATATAATTATCTTTTTTATTGCATAAGTATTATTATCTAGCATATTTTGAGCTGTATATACTTTTCCAAAACCACCATACCCAATTAGAGATAATTGTCTATATTCTGTTATATACCTTAATGAGCTTATAGGTATTTTTATATCATTAATATTATAAGGAATAATACTATTATCATAATCATGTATTGGATTTATAAGATCTAATTTTCTAAGTATACTTAGTATGTAATTTAATTTATTATTTCCATATTCACTATCTTCACATTTAATTTTTAATAATTCAATAATTTTTACTGTATCATTATCTATAATTTCTTTCATATTAAATATAGATAATGTTATATTACAATATATTTATAAATTGTCTATAAATATTTATAATAATCAAAACTTAATCAAAAAATAATTATTTAGTATAAATATTTAAAATCTATTTCAGGTAATTTCTCTAATTGATCCAGGAGATTACCCCCCCGTTATTTCTTTAATTAGTTTTAGTGATCGAAACTTATTAATTTCTGTATAATGATATTTTATTATAAGATTGAAAATATAAAATATATGTTTTGACATATGTTCATCATTATACTGCAATGCTACTATATTTATGTTACGTCTATTATCTGATGAATATATGGCTTCCTCATCTATTCTACGTTTGATTCTTTCTTTACTAATAGTATGATGAGAACTTTTAGCCTGCGAAATTTCTGTAACATTTTCAAATTCATCTACTTTTAAAGTTATTCCTAAAAAGAAATATTTGTATAAATCTATATATTCACTAGAATTCTGGTATACTTGATCTGCTTCTAATAATGTTAATAATCTTTTAAATTTTAAGAGTATCGATTCATCAGTCATTTTAAAAGTTTTTAGAGGAGACGATATATTTCCTTCATTCTTAGGATCTTCTACATCCGACCCTTTTACAACCTTTGTTTCATCTACATATGCAAACATACCATATGTTGTAAATAGCTGACTTTCATGCATTAAAAACCAATGATCAGGTTCATTTCTATTTTTTATATAAAAAACTATAGGTAATTTATCACTTTGTTTTATTATATCATCAATATTATAATTATCAATTTTTATTGTCAAATGATTCGGTTCTTGTCCAGTAAAACCTTGATAAATTTTCCATATCAAATATCTAATTTTCTGACATTCTTCATCTTCTACTTTCATTTGATGTAAAATCCACTCAAATTTTCCCCATTTAGTTTTTTTATTAAAATCCTCTATTTTAAATTCTTTAAGAATTGGAGCATATAAATTTTGAAAATTCAAATCATTTTTATCAACTCTATGTAAAAATTCAAAAAATAATGAGAAAAATAAATCACCCCATCTTAATTTATAAGCCTCAATTACCTTATTTTCTTCATCACTCATTGAATGATTTATTAATTGTGTCATTATTTTATTAATAGTAAATCTAATAACTAATATTTGTGTTGCTAAATAACATCCTGATGTCATTCCTTCTGATGATATTCTACGACTATCTCTTTTTAATACTCTCCTAGAATACGGTAATGGGGCCTTCCAAGGATTGTACCAAAAATCTTGAAAAACTTCAAATGATAATGTAGAGGCACTACCCCCCTCCTCAGTATCAGCGGGGGCTAGCTCTGACTCCCAAAAATCTTGTTCATATTTACTTTCAACAGATAATTTCTTATCTCGTTTACATTTACTGAATAATTCTATATACTTTTCAGTGCTACGATTGCGAGATCTAGATCTAGATTCACTGCCAGATTCACTGCCAGATTCACTGCCAGATTCACTGTCAGATTCACTGCCAGGTTCACTGCCAGGTTCACTGCCAGGTTCACTGTCATCTTGACTCATATCTTTTACACTGCCATCTTTACTCATATCTTTTACACTGCCATCTTCACTCGTATCTTCACTCATATCTTTACTCGTATCTTTTGAATTTATAGGTGAATTAGATCCACCATATACATATTGATTCCAATCATTAAAATAGCTAAAATAATTGTTAAGTATAGATAAGCCCACTTTAGAATTAATATTTACTGGTTTATTTGTTAACGGATTGTAAATGTTATTATACATTTATATTTATAAAATATACAAATATTTTATAAAAAAATATATATTGTTAAATATAATATAAAATTATTTGATAGTATTAAATAGTGTATTATGTTTTATTTTTGCATTTGTAAATATAATGCACCAAAAGATAATAAAACATATATAAATGGTATATAATCAAATATCTCATTAGACGGTTTGGTTTTTTGATTAAGTTTTTTATTTACTAAATAATATTGTAATGAACTTCCAATTATCATTGTTAATCCAAATACAGCAATCCAATATTTTTTAAATGATCCGGCAATTCCAGCAATTGTAAAGCCTGTTCTCATATAAGCTAAGTAAGTTCTTTGATTAGAAAATTTAGTTCTAAGTATAGAAAGATCATTACTAGTTACTGACATATTATAAAATAATATTATATAATAATTTGATTTAATAATAAAAAAAAAAAAAAAAAA